CCACGTACTAAAGCATCTATCTTTGGAGCGGATCCGATTCCTGGTTCATCCACTTGCCTGGATCAAATCAAGAATGTAGTGGATCCATCTGCTGCAATGGATGCTATTTCATCAATCGTTCCTGACTCTATAAAAACAGGCGTATCAAATGTTACCTCATCTATATAAGATACGCCATATAAGATGCCCCTACGGGGGAAAATCAAATGAATCAATAGAGAATGTCGATTATTACTCAAATCGTCTTTGGTATCATTATACTACTTCTTGTCGTGTATATTGTTAATTATATGATCTATCCGTCATCAGGTAACAATGATATACTTCCAATAATGACTCCGCTCAATACAAAGAAGGAGATTGCTGCTGCAGATATTGTTAAAAAGGTCCTGTTAGGGTCATCGAGTTCTACTGTGATGGGCTTTTTCAAATTAGAGAATGGTAATCGTACACTTAATTACCAAAATCAGTACATTCCATTACTGCAAGTTGAAAATAACTGGCGGCTTGAAGTGATGCCCTCTTCGATGGGTGATCAAAATCCGGCAACAAGACTACAAGTGAGAACACAGCGCGGTACAGTGAAACAGACTGAAATCATTGATCTCCCACCCATTCCGAGACAAAAATGGGTATTTATTGCCATTTTGCGAGATGGCCGACGATTTGATATTATTTACGATAGACAAATTGTCGCCTCTCATCGAACGAATGATTATCCGGTTGTCATCAGTAGCCCTCTATCCATTGGACACGATAAATTGGATGGTTCGGCGATTCATGTTATTTTAAATGGTGCACGGTTGAGTCCCGAATATGCGGAACGATTACGATCTACCTATGTGGATACCAATAATGTGATCTTAGAAGACAACCCCATCAATCTTACATTACCCAATGTGTCGCTTTTGGCGCAATGCCCTTCCGGTTTTCCATGTGATACTATTACACAAGCCCCCCTCAATAATTTGGTTCAATGGAGCACACCCTATGCTTAAATTCCCTTGATAGAATATCCGTGTATTTGTCAGAATCATGAGCACCAATAATAGTTCATCTCCTGTCTCCCAAATCATTCCTGTGCTTATTTTGTTTCTGGGATTGTTCGGATTGTATTACTTATACCAATACCTGTTCGGAGTGAGAACATTAAATAGCTATCAGCTGATTACAAAGACGCAGGATGCAGCGGCAGCTGGCCCCATTAACATGGGATCCGATAAATTAGCACCTCTGTTTGAAGGCGGTGAATTCACCATTTCTACATGGCTATATATCAGCGACTGGGGTGTTAGACGAAATCGCCACAAGCACATTCTAAGCATTGGTGGATCATCTTTTCAGACCATTGGTATTTCTCTGGGTGCCACAAAGCCATCTCTTCGTGTTCGCTTTCAAACCTGTGACAGACAGTCCACCTCCTTTTTGAATAACGACGAGAATGGCACACCATGCGACACACTTCACACCAGACAATACAATAAGATGTTTACGGACATTCAAATGGATTCGGGCTTACTCGAGTCTACGCCACTATGTGATCTACCTGAAGTGGACCTGCAGCGTTGGATCTGTCTTACGGTAGCAGTAAATGGAAGAACGGTGGATGTGTATCTGGATGGTAAGTTGTCTCGTTCATGTGTATTACCAGCACCGTTTAAGGTAGATGCAAGTGGATATCGTGCAACGATATTAGGTCACGGTGGTTTTGGAGGAAAGATGTCAACAACGACGATGTACGATCGCGCGCTTAACCCTGAAGCAGTTCATACTAATTATATGGCGGGTCCTGAGCCCATTCTCTCTCTTAGTGAATGGTTCTCCTCCTTTTTCGAGCCATCGGTATCCAGTAAGGTTTCGACCAACTAATTCACAAATAAATAATACAATGAATTAAAAGGAGATCCATGTTCTCATCAATGACTGGAATGAATGCAGCACAATCCGGTGAGGCACCCGGTAGCGGACCGCAAATTCTATATGCAGCACTGTTAACTGTTGTTGTTTACCTTGTCTTTATCTTTATCGAGGTGATTTATAATTACTACAATCGCATGTCAATGAATCGAACGGAACTATTACCCAATACCTATGTGATGAATGATAAATCACAAACAATCGTACAAAACCCAAATATCCCTGGTTCAAAGCCGGTTCATTTGTCCGAAAATGAGCGAAGTGGAATTGAATTCAGTTATTCCTTTTATTTAAATGTGAATCCATCCACCTTCCGACAAGAATATGGCCTACAGCACATTTTCCACAAAGGATATTCCTCGCAATTTCCCCTGTTAGGGCCCGGTGTTTATCTTCGTTCGGATACCAATACTCTTCGTGTGTATATGAATACCTACAAGACATGGAATAATTATGTGGAAGTGGAGAACATTCCCGTTGGAAAATGGGTGCATGTGGTGATTGTCTGCCGAGAAAATGCGCTCGAAATTTACATCAATGGTAATTTATCGAAAAAATACTCATTTGACGGATACACGCCCTACCAAAACTACCAGGATATCGTATGTTTCAGTCAGAGACGCATTACCCTGCCAAAAACCCTTGAATCGGTGGATGAAAATGGGTTTGATGTATTTGGCGCGGCGCAGGGCATGATCAGCCGTCTCTATTATTTCAGTTATGCACTCTGCTATGCTGAAATTCAAACACTGGTCAATGAGGGCCCCTCATCGAAAATGGATTCTTCATTGCTAAATGATAAACCGCCCTATTTATCGGATACATGGTGGGCAAAATCGTATTAATTTTAATAATTTTTATAAATTTTACTCATTTCTTTTATGTAATAATTGTCAATCTGTAGGTCTAAAGGGCAAATAGATTAACTATAATAACACTAGTGATGCCTGGAGGTGGTCTGTACTCCTTGGTAGCATACGGAGCACAAAATGTGCTATTAAGTGGTAATCCCAGTTTTACCTATTTTTATAAAACCTATAAGAAATATGCACATTTTTCCGAGGAGTCCGTGACATTTGCGATGGATGGTCCGCAGAGTTTATCGTATGATCAGCCGATTCAGGTTCGATATAAATTTCAGCGCATTGCCGATTTGGTCCGCGACATTTATTTTACATTTGATCTACCTGACATTTACTGCAAATATATCGAGGGCCTGCCTCTCCAGAATGGTAGACAGTCTCAATACAATTTTGCATGGGCCGAATACATTGGATGCCAAATCATTCAAAGTGTAGGAATTTATATTGGAGGCCAAAAAATCCAAGAGTTTGATGGATACTATATGATCAGTAAAGCTCAATGTGATTTGGACAATCGTTCTTATCAAAAATGGAGAGTCTTGGTGGGAGATACACTAGAGCTAAATGACCCTTCAAAGGGAATCTATGGAGGTGGCTCCACAGGAACAGGATATCCGCTGGTCTATAATAATAATGGCCCATCTGTACCACCAATCATAACTCCACCCAATGTGAATCGTCCATCCATTCAGGGCCGCCGCCTTCAAGTTCCTCTACCCTTCTGGTTCGCGGAATCAACCTTTGAGTCTCTTCCCCTTGTATCGCTTCAGTATCATGAGTGTGAAGTTCAGCTGACGCTTCGCCCGATTAACCAACTCTATACCGTGCTGGATGTCAATGGCTATCAAGTTGCTCCAGGATATCAATATTATCCATCTCCATCCAGTCTGCAGCCTCAAAATGTATATTATCAGGCGGTGGCTAATATTTCGGATGTGACCATTAATAACTTTTTAACCGATATTGGAACACCTCCCCCACTCTTAAACACATGGCCGCTTAACCCTGCCATTCAGCTAACCTATGTCTATGTAACTGATGATGAGCGCGCCCAGTTTTCCGCAGAACCTCTTCAATATCTGGTGCGACAGGTGACGAGTTATGCCTTTCCAGGGCTCATTTCGCGCCAATTTGTGGAACTTGATACACATAATCCGATTGAGCGTCTCATCATTCTTCCGCGGCGATCGGATTCGCTCCTCTATCGCAATCAACCGGCCAATTTTACCAATTGGATTAATCCTGATAAGACGCCATTTATTCGATCAGGAACCAATTTGAATACGGGTGTATATGCCCCTCTATGGCCACCCAGTTACAATCTTACCTCTGCCACAGGTGTCCAGGTCCTTAATGGTCAACGGCAGATTCTTCGAGCATTGTCCGTGTTGGGCGATGGAAACTTGCTACAAGAAGAGAAGCCGATCGAATACTTTACGGAAG